TACACCCCTGCCAGTGCGCCAGGCTCTCTGCTGGTTCCTTTTACCTCTTCTTTCTCTTCCACGCTCTGCTCCATTACTCTCTCCATTCTGGATCAGCCTCCTCTCCTAACCATTCATCAATACGTTTTTCCTGCGCCTCCCTCAATAAAGGACTTAAATACATTGTCGTATTCCAGCACATCCGTTTCAGTGCTTTCCTCAGCTGCTCGCGGTCTGCCAGTTTCAACATATCCTCATTTGTCTTGACCTTTTTCAGTTTTTCCTCATACATGGTATTGGCTGCGCACAACGCCCATGTGATCAGGCTCCCGGCTCCCAGCAATGCGCCGGCCACAAATGCTGCTATAATTTCCATGTCGGCCTCCTCTCCAATATGTTCCCGACATAAATGTCGGAATCAATCTATGTCCCAGTTTCTGTTGTCCCATATCTTTATGCCGCGTACTATTCTCCGGACGGTATAGCACACGCCCCAGCATTTCAATTTCTTAAAATACGCCTTTTCTCTCCATGTCAGCGGCCAGATTCTTCCTTTCAGCAGCGTAACCTCAACGGTACCACGATTGTTATCAACCATAACCCGCACCCGTTTAAATCCCAGTGCCTCAAAGAAATCCGTCATATACATGGCTTCCATAGCGCAATCCATTTTTCCCATAATTCTCATGCTCTCCTGCCTGTCCGGGCGGCGTGTTTCCACGCTCGCCCATAATATTTATTGACTTATCCACACTATCCCAAATTCTTAGGGGGATAACTAAATGGGAAATCCTGCACCAGTTCCCCGGTAAAATAAGGGGCCAGGTTATTTTTCAAAAATACCTTGCTACCGTGTGCCTGGGAAAATTCAAGGATATGCTGCACCCATTCTGCCTGTGGTATCGTTTTATTTTTCTGCTGGCCAGTCTCAGCTCCGACAATGATCCAGGGTGGCGCATAGGTTCCTTTTGTTTCACTCCGTATAACCCACGATGCATCAAAAGTAAAATCCTCCTGTATAGGCTCAATGCTTAAAAACCAGTTATACGTGCCAGGCTCAAACCAGGCATACCGCTGATCTGGTCTTGTTACTGTCGTGCCATACCAGAAATTTTTCTGCTGCGGCAGCTTTCCTGCTTCTGCCAGCTGTATGTATCTCTGTGGGTTCTTTGTCAGAAACAAATACGTGTGCCATGGTGCGGCTTGCGCCGCCCCGAAAACTCTCCGGATCCATTCATCCGGTACCCACTCCCCGAATAGGTCGCCCATGCTTACCACAAATATAACCGCCGGTTTCTTTTTCTGTGCCGGCATAGGTAGGCAATACTCCCGGAACATAGGTTCAAACTTTACCGGAAACGGCGTTACTTTTCCGATCTCGTTTTTAAAAGGCTTTTCCAGCACCCAGCGGGTTCCTCTTTCGTCCCACTCTTTTCTCAGCTGCTCAGATGTTTTGTTGATCAGCACATTACCAGAAAATCTGTTCGCCTGCTTAGCTGCGTAACAATACAGGCAGCCATGCTGACATCCTGTCACGGGATTCCATGTGAAATCACACCATTCAATCAGGCTTTTGTTCATCATGTCTGCTTTCCTCCTTAAATATTAAAGTTACATTTATGTATTCAGCCTCCGCAACAGGACGGACTGTAATATTATATCCCTCTTGTGGCTTCTGCTTTCTGATAAACGAAAATGTTTCTGTTAGTGTATTTCCGAAATAAACTGCATATTCCACACCCTCGTCTAACTCCAAAATAAGCGGCAAAAACTGAATTACTTCATCCGGGTGTTCAAAAGCATTTTTGTTTATTCGGATATTCCCCCGTAAATCTGTGTAAACATAGCTGTATATCTGTGGAGCGTAATGCACCAATGCTTCCTGCACAAACTGTTCAATCCCCCACGTGCTACGGGAAACCGATATGTTTGCTATATTCGTAATAGTTGTTTTCAGGTCAATCAATGTGCCATTATATACGATCATCGTCTTGCCCTCCATATCCCACGTTTCCTGCTATCTTGTCCACATCGTCGCGGGCTTTCTTACTGTTCTGGTAGTCCTCGAACCTTTCCAGGTCCATTTCCTGCCGTTCCGGATTGTATGTAATGTGCAAAAATGTATCGCACCCCAGGCACCTGCCTACGCCGGTATTGATTCCCATCTCCATTGCCAGGCTTTTGCAGATCCAGTTTTCTTTCCCACACACCGGGCAAATTCCTTTATACCTCTGTCTTGTGTCCTTTGGTTCATGGCTTTCTGTGTCCTGTGCCATGCGATCAATAATTTCTCCCATGCTCAACTGCTGCTCCTTTCCGGCTCTCTCCATGCTCCTGAAGCTTCTCCGCACCACACACGGCGCCCCTCTGCTGTTTCCATGGTTATAAGCCCATCACGGAAGCGGTACCCGTTTACAACCTTGCCGCGGGTCCATTTCCCATCTATAAACATTTCAATTTCTGCGCCCTCAGTATAATAAAACGGCTCTTTCATCCGGCTCCTTTCCCAGGCAGCTTGCGCTGCCTGGGTCTTATTGTGTGATATATTTTGGATTTTAGAATAGCACCCTATCTGTATTCTTTGCCGGTTCCTTTGTCTCTCAGTGTGATCCGGCCTACAACCTCAAAACCAGCAAGCTCAGCTGTCTGCTTCATTACCGGTATAAGATCGTTTATTTTTGCCATGCGTTCAGCTTCTCACTGTTTTTCTTCCCTGCGCATGTTCCCCCAGGCTCCTCCGAATGTTGGATCCGGATATCCCTCTGCGTTTCTGCTCACTTTTTCGCCCATTTCTTTTTCCCTTCTACGGTCTGTGTAATACTAATGTCATTTCACTGTTTTGATATGCCGTCTCATTCCGCGAAAACATTTCCCTTAACTTCATATGGATTATTGTTGTGTCGCATTTTATTTCCCAAAAAGGGGCTTTCAATCCGCGCGGCTCCTGTGTGCCTGTATATTCGCAAAAAGCATCTTCCACCACAAAAAATCTCTGCCCTACCGATATTGTCGGTCTTACTTTCTCCTTCCCAAACAGCTCAAAAATCACTTCTTTTGGCATATCCATGAGCACATGTAATGGTATTATAGTGCATATTTCTTCCATCAGTTCTGTACCTCCACCAGGTTTATCTTTGTTTCTTCCACCAGCTTGTCCCGGAGACTCTTAATCGTGTGCTTGCCGTCCTCAAATTCTTTCAACAGGTCCATGCAGCCATCATAATAATTTTCCAGTCGCTGCTTTCCCCAGCCTTTCTGCTCATGCAGGTATGTCATGCCGAACAGGAGAAGCATGTCCAGAGCAGTCTCCGCTCGCTGCTTTTCCTTGCCTTTCTCAATCTCCTGCACTCTCCGGACGGCTTCGTTGGCCGTTTTCTGTTTCAGTTCATAAATACGATCCGGCGTCATGCGGATACTTTCTTTTCTCTCTTGCCGCTCCTTGGCTCTGCGTTCTTTTCTTCCCATAGCCGCCTCCTACTCTACCAGGTGGCTTACATCCTCAATATTCAGGATGTTTGCGTCGTGCAATACCAGGCTGCTGCCAATTCTCTCCGGAGTGCCGTAATACTCAACAATTTCTTTGCGGCTCCGATCATAGACCAGCACGTTTTTTGGTAATCTGCTCAGCTCCTCTACCTGCTTTTGCAGGCTCAGGCACATCAGGCCTGCGCTGATCAGTACAACGCTGATCACAATCGTCCAGACTGCTTTTAATATTCCCGCTGCCTTTTTTCTCATGCTCGCTGCTCCTTTCTGTTAGAGCCAGGCTTCCACAATTTGCAGGCTGTCCTGTTCTATCCGATTTACGATCCGCATCCGCTCCGGCTTTGCCTCTCTTATGTCCTCTAATGTGTCCGCCAGGGCTATCAGGTGCGTACTTTTCCGGCCATCAAACAGGCGTGCCACAAAAAGACCCGGATAGTCTTTCGGATCCTCATACACGACTATCATAGGCGCCCCCTGTGGCATCACTGCCCGGATTAATCTCATGTTAAATTGTGTTATTACCTGGTCCTCTGTTCTCATTTTTCGTTTCTCCTCCTGCTATTTTGTCAATTATTTGCAGGTACTGGAGGCCATAAAAACCGCCTGTATCAACTTCCCAGTCTGGAAGCAAATCTTCTGCCTTTGCGCTGGCTGTTCCCGGTGTCTCCCAGGTCCACCCATACTGCTGCACAATGGCAATTTCTTTTTGCTTTGTTTTCTTGTGTCTCTCCCAACAATCGCGAGCTGCTTTCCAGAAGCTCCACGGTACCATAAAAAACCGATTCATGCCAAAACTTACGGCCACAAAAGCAAGTTGCCTGCCCTCTCCCTCCATCCATGCGTCTAAATACTCCGCCTGGTGGTCCTGGACGGCCGAGAAATCAATTCTAGCTCCCTGGGTGTGCTTTGCCTCGACCGCCACTGGGATGTCCCGGAAACGGCCCAAATAATCCACACAACTCTTGCGTTCTACCTTGCAGTTTGCAACTTGGCCATGTGCCCCGCGGAGCGGTATAAACTCCGTGGGGACCTTGTGCATGACTGCTATTCCTTTGGCCTGGTATTTCTCGTTTGCAAAATTGATAAAATCCTCAAATGGTTTGCCGCGGTTCGCCTTGCTGGCGTCCCTCCTGTATGTACCAGAATCCCATGCCATGGATCACGCCTCCTTTTCTGCGAAATCGTCCGGCATTGTGTCCAGGATTCTCTTTAATTTAAAAATTGTACCGTTGCCGATTCCATTGCCGGATCCGGTCTTTTTTTTCAGCTCCTGGAGGAATCGCTCAACCGCTGCTTTTCCTCCGGTGCTTTTGCCCTTAATGGCCTTTACTGCATTTTCTGCATTTTTTCTGGCCTCTGCTTCCGCTTTGTTGGCTTTTGCTTTGTACTTAGCGACCTCCGCCTCCAACTCTTCGATTTCTGCCTTATGTACGGCCTCCTGGTCTTTAGCTGGCCCCGCCTGTTCTTTCTGGCTATTCACATAATCAACCAGCTGCTGGTCTGTCATTTTACGGAGCTTAGTGGCTTCCCTGTGCGTTTCTCGCTCCTGCTGTGTCATTCTACAACTCTGTTTTTTCATGTTCTTTCTCCCTCTGGCTTTTTTTATAACATTTATCACACGCGAACCGGTTTCCTTTTCCGGATACGCTGATCACAATCGGTATTCTGTTCATGGCCAAATGCCGGCCACAAATGAAACAGGTTTTAAACCCCTGTGTGGGAATCCCCAGGCGTTCGCGCTGCTGGATAAAATCTCCCACGGTGCAGTCAAACGCGTCCGGAAAAAATTCCACGTTGTATGTACGTTTTACTGTTACTGTCTTTGTGTACTCCATAACTCAGACCTCCCTTTTTCCTTTTGGATGTTTCCGGCCGGTCTGCCCTTTTGGTCGCCTCTTGCATCTGCCTGGGTGCTTTGTTATCCGCTGCGGCTGCTGCGGCTCTGGTTTATGTTCTGGCTGTTTTTTCTTGCTTCCCGCATCCAGGAGCAGCAACGCCCCGCATATGATCAGGACAGCCAGGGCGACCAGCTCTAAAATAAAAATTACTGTCGAAAATACTTCCAATTTCTTTCTCCCTTGTCATTGCTCTAACAATTCCGGGTTATCAAAAATATTTCCCAGAACTTTACAGCCTCTGTTTAATACCTCATAACTTTCTGCCGAAAGTCTGTTTTCTACTTGAAAAGCCCCTGTTTCCTCGTCCCACACAACCTTCCCGACGCAATATTGTTCTGCATATCCGCTTTCTGTGCTTGTACAATCTAAAAAGCTTACAATATCGTTTTCAAATATGCCCGCTTTTTCTTCGTCCTGGAATCCTGTATATTGACATACGGTTTCCGGGTCAATCTCGTAAAGTCGCAACTGGTTTGGCAGGCCCCAGTCTGTCATTTCATCCACCGCGATCAGGTGGTGCAGCGGTACCGGATGCCGCTCATAATCCTCTGCAAAGCAATAGGTTGTTTCTCTCATACTGCAGTAAAAGCCCTCTATCCACTGATTTCTGCCTTTCAGCTTTGCTTTAAATAAAATTTCTCTCATGGTTGCACCTCCAATGCCTCGAAATCCTTGTTCAGCTTTTCCAGCTGTTTGTCTATGCGCTCGTATTTTTTATTGTTATCTACCCACTGCGCTGCTTTCTTGCACTTCTGGAAGTTTTCTCCCGTCTTTTCAAGCTCTGCCAGCAATTTATCACTTTTCTTTTCGTACAAAACTCTGCAAATTCTTATCTGCATCCTGGCAAACCTAAATTCTCGGTCATTAAAAAGTGCTTCCAGGATTTCCTCTTTGGTAAACATCTTTACAAAATCTTTTACTTTCACGCTCACACCACCCTCATAAATCTCTCGCGGATCCGATCAGCCCAGGCACTGTTGCGGATTGCGGTTCCTGCCACGCGGTACCTGCTGCAGGTTTTGACGGCCATGCCGCCGTATTCACATTCTGGAAATGCCGTCACAAAACCGGGGAGGTTTGGGTCTACTGGTATGCAATATTCACATGTACAACACCATTTCCCTGCCAGTGCTTTCTCATGCAGCTGTCTGGCTTGCTCCTCCATCTTCTTGTTGTATTCCGGATCCAGTCCAAAAATCTGTTGTATCTTGTTCAAAACAATCTCCTTTTCTTTTTCTTGCCGCCGTTCCTGGCCATGATCCCACCGTGCATTTTCAGCCAGTTGTTTGTAATTCTCATGCCGTACATAAGGCTTAGCACATCCAGGTGGCCGATCTGCAGCTTGCCCTCAATAGTTCCGGTTGCGTTCCTGGCAACTGTCGCCACCGATTTTGCTGGAGCTTCCGCTGTTACCTGTACGCCCCACTCAACAACGCCGCTGTCAGTGTCGGCAAGTTTGCGACCATCCTTGGTATATAAGGCTCCGCTTTTAAAGTTCATGCTCGCTTTTCTCACGCTTCCGCCTCCCGTCTCACGCCTCGGATTCCCAGGCTTCCGTTGTACCCTGCTGCTTTCAGGTCTTTTTTCATTGCCTTGTATTCTCTATCCAGTGCCGCGCCGGTTGCTCTGCTTCTCAGCATTACGACGCCATCTTCCAGCGTCGCGTCTTTTCCCTGTTCGATCAGGTGTTTCACTGCCTCATACTTGTCCATTTTCCTGCGCCTCCAATATCTTCCGGGATTCTGCCACCGCCTGGCGATCCACATCATTGTTGTGTTGGTTCTTATCGTGTCCCTTTACCCATATAAACCGGATACTGGTAAATTTCTGCCGTTCCCTCATAAGTTTCCGCCAGAGGTCCCGGTTCTTTTTCATAGCAAAATGGCCGTTCATGGTTTCCACCACATAGTTGCTGTCTGAATACACTTCAACCGGTATCGTTTTATCAGTTATGCTTTTCATAGCTTCCAAAACCGCCTGCATTTCCATACGGTTGTTAGTTTCTCCTATCGCTCCGCCGGACTTCATGCGAGCCTGGCCTTTATATATCAACTTACAGGCCCAGCCGCATCCGGAACCAGGGCGACCATTGCTCAGGGCGGAACCGTCGGTGTAAACGGTTATTTTATCCATTGTCCTGTCCCTCTCCAGCTCCGTTTGCGTACTGTTCGAGCTTGCCTCTCATTCCCAGGCGCTGCACTGCGGCCACCAGGCCGTATGCCAGGCGTACCAGGTCAAACGGTTTCACGTTCAGCATTTCAACTGATAAATCGTCGCTGCCCTTTTCCAGGTCCACACAACACCCGCTTTGAATTTCCTTTGTGCTGCCGTCGCTGTATCTCACTGTAATGCCGGTAATATCACGGCTCTTTTCTTCTCCCATGGCTCTCATTCCTCCGTTTCTTTTAACTGTTTAATTTTCGCTTCCAGCGGTATTGCAGCATATTTATTTTTGGGGTATCTCTGATACTCAGCTCTAACCGCTTCGCGATTGTAAAGGTTGTTGTATTCCATTGCTAATCGAAGCGAAATGTCAGGACCTTTTCCTGTTAATGTAATTTTGGACTTGTCCATATATTCAAAAAATATTTTCCACATGCTGCTCAATCCTTTCTTTTGCAATCTGGTAATATTCCGGATCCAGCTCTATCCCTACAAATTCCCGTCCGGTATTCAAGCAGGCAACGCCGGTGCTCCCAGCTCCCATGCAGTTGTCCAGGACTGTCTCTCCTGGGTTCGTGTAGGTCTTGACCAGGTATTCCAGCAGGTCCACGGGCTTCTGCGTCGGGTGTAGGCGCTTGGACTTGTCCCCGGTGCTGTATTGCAGCACATCCACCGGATACCGGTCCGTGGAGTCATATGTATAGTTTCTTTCCTCCCGGCCATAACAGCTGCTGCCATCCGATTCCCTGGTTCCGTATGCCGTCGCTGTCTTTCTCTGGTGCCCGTGCGTCATTTGCGGGTTATAGGTCGGCGGCTTCCGGTAAAATATTTCTATGTTTTCGTGGGTCCTCAGCGGCATTTTCTTGGCGTTCATAAATCCGCTGGGCTGTGTCTTTTTCCATATCCATTCATAGCGGTACATGGCTTTGTTACTGCTGATCAGCTCCGTGGTAAAAGGTTGCGCGCTAAAAAGTACAATGGCGCCGTTTTCCTTTACCACTCGCCGGTACTGCTTCCACAACTCCTGCAGGTTGATCGGAGTGTCCCACCTGCAGCGCGTTGTGCCATACGGTAGATCACTCAGTACCATATCAACGCTGCTGTCCGGAATCCGGTTCATAAGTTCCAGGCAGTCGCCTTGTAACAGTGTCGCCTTGCTCATTATTTCGCCTCTTTCAAAAAGTCCTGTATGGTCATTTGCCCCAGCTGCTCCCAGGTTTTTGTATTGATTCCGCAATGTCCTAGGGCTTCCTCATACGTGACACCATTGTTTTTTATGCTCATGGCAAACTCACATATTTTTCTGTGGCTCTGGTTTTCCGATGCTCTCAGTCTTTGAAACCGGTTCGGTTCTTGTTCCAGGTGGCACCCAAAACCGCATACGCAACAACCGGTTCTTTGTTCTCCTGTCAGGATCCAGCTTCCGCACGTATCTTGCTTTGCCTCTCCATATACGCTGCATATCGGTATATTATTCTCTGCCACATACCGGATTATTTCATCCTTTGGCCAAAATCCCAGCGGCTGGCTTTTTATCGTGTGCCCGTCGTATACATTGCAACCAGTGTGGTTGTACTGGTTTTCTCTTCTGAAGCTTTCGTCCTGGGTGATCCCGATAAATGGTTGTCGCCCGGTTTCTTTTACATATCTTCTAAACGGCTCCTTTTTCAGCACGTCACAGCACTGTCCGGAAATGTCCTCTTTTATCGTTTCCGTGTCTGTCAAATACTGCCATTTCTTTGCTAACATGCCAAACTTTCCGCGCTCGTCGCCGTGCAGCAAATAATTTCTATACCGTTCGCCCAGCTTCCCGCGCCTTAACTTTCGTATCTTCTCGGCCGTTTCCTTGCTGGTTATCGGAAAACCTTTATTTTCCATTACCCACTTAAAGCTGTGCTTTGGTCTTATAACTTCCAGTCTTATATCCAGATCCGGAAACTGTTTTTGCAACCACTCTGTATAAACATGTACAAACTTTCTAATTTCTGGAAATTCCGTTCCTGTATCTGAAAACACCAGTGGGATTGTTCCGTCCAGTTTATACTTTCTGTATGCCAGGCAAACAATATAGGCCAACACTGTGCTGTCAAGTCCTCCGGAAAATGATACATACACATTCCCGTACCAGTGCCGGTGCCATTCGTACACCCTGTACATTGAAAAGCTGGGTTTTAATTCATACGGCTGGTATTTCATACTCTTAAAACTGTCCTTTGGGAATTTCAATGTTTCTTCCAGTAAATATGCCATTACTTTGCCCTCCAACTCTCCCACGTCATATCAATCCCGACGCATGTCTCTTTCAGGCGGTCCAGGGTTTTCTCTGCGTTCCTACTGTCTCCGCTCTCCGGGGTCATACGCTGCACCAGCTCCGGGCCGCTGTAATTGGTTGTGATGATCGTCGGCATATATCCCTCATACCTGGCGTTTATAATGGCAAAAATCTTGCTCACGCCCCACTCGGTCGGCTGTTCGCTGCCTATATCGTCAATAATCAGGAGTGGTACTTCCTCGTACTGGCTCAGGATGTATGCTTCGTCTACGTCGCTGCCAGCTGCCTTGTAGGTTTCCCGGATCCTGTCCAACAGGTCGATCATGGTCATGCAGATGCAAGCCGTTCCCTCGCTGATCAGCTGGTTTGCAATGGCCGCTGCCAGGTGGGTTTTTCCGGTACCGTACCCGCCTGCCATAAACAGGCCGTTGCGCTCAATCTCCGGCGGCGTTACGTGGTTGCGGTCGTTCTTGACTGGGCGCATACGCTGGAAGTTGTCGGCGTACTTCTTTGCCTGGGTGTATGCCTGGCGGCGTCCCTGGGTGTCCTGGACAAAATTCTCAAAACGTCTGTTCTGGAATCTTGCTTTCATACCGCTGCGCTCCATCATGCTGCGGAACCGCTGCATTTCTTCCTCCCTGGCTTTCTGTTCTGCCTCAGCTGCCTTGCGGGCCTCTTCCTTGGCGTCCCAGTCTTTCCAGAAGTCCTGCGCCTTGCTACATGTGCAGCGTTCCGGGCGGCTCTTCCACACGATCACATGCCGCGGTGCCACTGGACTAACCAGGCCGTAATATTCCAACTTTTTGCCACAATACTTGCAGCTTACTGTTTCCGGTACCGGCTCCGGCACGCTGTACCCCTCTCTCAGGGCTTCCGTGGTGCTTATGCTGTACTTGTCCGGCTTAGTAGTCTCCGGCTGTGTGGAACCCTGCTGTATGGCTTCCTGCGGCATTGCTGCCATTGTTGCTGTGCTCATTTACGCTTACCTCCTCGCTTATATCCTCCCAGCGTCCTTGATTCAACCAGGTCAGCGGCATAGGCACATACCCGCGTTTCCAGTCGCTGCTCTGCTTGCACACCTCAATGGCGTGGATTATATGCTCGGCCATGGCTTCGTCTGGTTTGATCAGCTTCCACTTCTTCCAGCACGCCGGTTTTGCTCTCTTCCGCACTGCCGGAAAGGCGTCCCAAAATCTGCAAAAGCTCTTTTCCAGCGGTGTCTTGGCTGTTTTCCAGTCAGGACTCTGCTGTCTTTTGCCTGGCTTTGCCTCTTCCTCGTCGTCAAGTTCCTCCGGTTCCGGGGCGGTCTGTTGCTCGGCAACGACCGTATGTTTTTTAGTATCAGGTATCAGAGAATCCGGTATCAGAGAATCAGCAGGGCTTTTCTTGTGCTGTTCTTGTGTTTGCACTGTACTTGCACCGTGCATATATTGTGTTTTTGTGTTTTCCTGCTCTTTTTCGGTCTGATAAGTCCGGAGGTCTTGGCTATTTTCAGCTGTTCCCGTGCGCCCTTTTACGTGGATTCCTGCCACAACGCCTAGGCCCATATCCTCGCTGGGTGCAGGTATTACACTGGCCTGCTCTTTACAGTGCGGATTCTGGTGTTTCAAGAAGTTTATTACCTGTATGTATTTCTCTCCTGCGATCTCGTATCGCTGTATAAATCCGTTGTCATTCAGCTGCTGCAGCATGGTGTCAACATCATCTGCAGTCACATCATCATAGCCCAGCAGCTCCTTTTTTATTCGTTTGGGGCGGTCCTGTAAACGTCCCTCACGGTCTGCCAGGCACCACAAGCCTATAAATAATAGGCGTGTCAATGCTGGCAGTTCTCCCAGGATTTCATTGTCAAAAAATCCAGGCTTAATGTTCCTTGCTCTTGCCATTGTTCAGACCTCCTTTAGCACAAGTACACTTCTTTGCCTGTCAGGGCCTGCACGCGCCGCTTGAAGTCTGCGGCCTGGCTGTTGTCATTGCTCAGGTGTAACAGGTAAACCTGCTGCAGCCTGCTTAAATCAAACGATTCCAGCGTTTTTATAACTGTTTCAATGCTCATGTGCGAGCCTATGGTTCTTTTGGCTCTGGCAGCATGTATGCGGCCCTCTTTTACGTTCTGCTCCATTGTCTCAGGGTCGTAATTGGCTTCCATCATTATGTGTGTCAAACCTATAAAGGTATATTTGATGTAAACCGTATCAGTAAAGTAAAGTACCTTTTCCCCGGTCACTGTGCTCCGGATCAGGAAGCCCAGCGGCTCCGGTACGTCGTGCTCAACATCAAAGGGAAGTACCTCAAATGTGTTTGCACGGAAGCTTTCCAGTGCTCGCACCTTGCAAATTCGGTGCCCGGTTAGGTTTGCCATGTCTGCGGTTCCCTGGCTGGTGTAAATATTTACGCCCATGCGAGCCAGCGCCTTTGCAGCTTTCACATGATCCCCGTGGCCATGTGTCACAAGACAGCCACTTAACTGTGACACCTTATAACCACATCCGGCTTGTATCTGTGCCAGCGGGATCCCTGCATCCAACAACAAACTGCTTTGCCCGTCACTTATGTAATAGGCATTGCCACTGCTGCCGGATGCTATAGGGTTAATCAGCATTAAAACGTCGGTCCTGCTGTGCGGGTTGCTGCTGTGGTGCGCGTCGCTGTAGTGTTACGTGCAGGCTGTGGCTGCGCCTGCGGCTTTACTGGGCTTCCCAGGTCAAGAGCCTGCTGTCCTCCGTCGTCGGTCAAAAAGGCCGGCTGTGCGGGCTTCTGCGGTGTCTCCTGGGCTTCCGTATCAATAACAACCTGGTTGGCTTCCGCGTCGATCACTTCCTGGGTTTCCATCTGTGCCAGTCTGATCTCCTGCATACGCATGTACTCATAGGCGTCGTCAATCTTTTTCGGGTCCCTTGGCATGTTCTTGGCACTGTAAACCTCACGCTTTACGGTCTTGAGACACATTTCTTCAAACCAGCCCTCTGTTTCAACTTCCACTTTCTGGCCTTTCTCCCAGGCTGTTTTCTTACCTCCCCAAAATTCTCCGGAAGCCTTGTCCGGCTTACGTTTTAAAATATCTTTCAGGGTCATGATGATCAGCTTGTTCTTGGTCGGCTCCGTATACTCAATATAGCCAAATCCTCCAACGATCTCCCCGCGGTCAAATGCGTTGTTAATCTCAAAATCATAGCTTTCAACGCGGTTTTCTCTGTTCTTTTTCAGTGGCTTAAAGGTGTCTGTGCTGTAAACCAGCTCTACGGTAACGGATACCGGCTTTTCCAGCGCGTACTTTTCAGCAATATACTGGATTCCGTTATATCCAGGCATCAGGTTGACCACGTACATCTTTGTGCCGGTTCTGGCTACGCGATTGTTATCTTTAAACGGGATAGCACTCAGGTGGTTGTCCTGCATCATGTCCAGGCCCATGCGAGCATAGTGCACAACGTCCAGCGCCAGGGCGTTCAGGTCTACCGTGTTCCAGTTGATCGGATCCGGATTGTCCCACTTGTGATCCTTGTTATTTTCATTCTTGCTTACGCGCTTCTCCTCGGCCATCTTTAATGCTCTGTCAGTTGCGATAAAATATCCCTGGATCAGCTGTCTCTGGCAATCAGTTACCTGGATGCTTCCGGCCACGTTGCTGCCGAACTCCTTTAAAACCTTGTTTGTAAATGCCTCGCTGTTGCTCAGGCTCTCCGTTTTCTGTACTGTCATTTCGTTTGTCATGTTCTACTCCTCCATATTCTTAAATAAATCGTCAAAGGTCATTTGTCCGGGTATTGGTTTCTTTTCATCTTCCTCAGCTTGTGCCTTTGCAGCGCACTGGCAACCATACCCTTTTTCTACTGCTTCCGCGCTGGTCAGGAGTCTGCCGCACCGCTTACACCTGCGGGCACGGATTGTAAAAATTTCGCCGTCCATTAGTTGCCTTTCGGTACTTTCGTCATAAACACAATGCTTTTCGTGTTCTTGCGGAAAGTATCTGCACTATTTCCTGCGCCAGGTACCGTTTTCTTGTAGGTGCTCGCCAGTTCTTCCAGTGCGGCAATGATCAGCGGCGCCTCGTCCGGATCCAGTGCTCCAACCTCTGTATTAAACAGGTTTGTCCAGTAATTCATGCCGTTAGTTAATTCCTTGTTAAACTCTCCAAAATCCTGCTTTTCTACGGCTTTCTTAAAACCATTCATTAAAAACTGCGGGTGTACTCTTGTCATGCTCACTTGTCTCCTCTCTCAAATCTCAGGGTCTTGTCTGGTTCGGATACCACCAGGCGGATAACCTGTGTCTGTGTCTGTGTCAGCTTTGTAACAGACTCTGCATTGTCCACAAAGACCGGAAGCTCTACGCCGTAATACTCGGCCAACGTGTCAATCAGTTCCAGGCCTGCATTGATACGTGCTGCGTTGTTCGCGCTCTTAAATGGCACCAGGCCAGTTTTACAAGGTACCAGGGCCTCACAATCGTCTGCAATGCCGCCGTTCTGCTGTTCGATAAACAACCGGAAACGCAAGGTTTTAAAGCGGCTGTTGATTTTCTCGTCCAGGAGCTTTGTTTTCGCTTTTACAAACTGCTCGCAAAGGTAAATGCCTTTCTGAAGCTGCTCATATTTCGCTGCCAGTTCCTCCTCTTTCTTTTTCAGCTGGGTGATTCTCTCGTCCTGTTTCTTAACCATTGCCAGCTGTGCCTTTTTGCTCTGTTCAGCTTCCAGGCTCTCGTCCAGTTCTTTCAGCTGTCCGCTCAGCACATTGTCTGCCTCAGCAGCTGCCGCTCTGGCATCTTTCAGTTTTTCCTGCAGGCTCTCAATCTGCTCTGTAAACTGTCTATACTCGGCTGTGTCCTTATAGTCCGTTGTTGCAAGTACCGCTTTTTCAGCTGTTGCCAGGTTCTGCGCTGTTTCTGCTTTCTTCTCTTTCAGTTCCACCAGGCGAGCGTCCAGGGCTTCAATTTCGTCCTGCTCTTTCTTAATCATGCCGCTGCTGCACTCTGTCATGCCGCGCTTGTTGATTGTTTCCAGGTTCTGTGCCTTGGCTGTATTGAAGTTTTCCTTTGCTTCCTCAATTTGCTCTGCCGGAAGCTGCTGGCCGCATGTCGGGCAAATCTCCGATCCGCTCCATTCCTTTTCATTTTCCTCATTCCACTCCGCCAGGAGCTGCTCTCTTCTGCGGTTCAGGCGCTGGATTTCGTTTTCATGCTCGCGCTTGTCCTGCTCGGTGTGCATGATATCCGTTTCAATGGTACTTGCCATATAGCGGAGGTTGCTGATCCGCTCGTAGGCTCCTTTGTTTGCCTCGGCTTCTGCTCTCGCATGTTTGGCCTCTCCGGCAGCTCTCTGGCTTTCCAGTTCTGCGATCTGCTGTCGGATGGTTGTTGTCGCTCCGGATTCTCTGGCAGCTCTCTGGCTTTCCAGTTCCCGGCGCTTCTCTTTAATCTCTGCCATGGTGTTGTCAATGGTCTGTGCATCCAGGCCCGTAACGTCCGGCTTTGCTTTCTCTGCCTCGTCAATACGCTGCGGGATGTCGTCCAGTTCTTTATCTGTCAGGTTCTTTTCCTTTGCAGCAATGGCTCTGTATTCGTCCACGGTATAATAATTTTCTGCCTTTCCAGGCTTGCGGAGCATTTCCGGAAGTTCTCTCAACAGGTCGCCCTGGCTCTCAATAACCTCATTAAAATCCGCATCCCCGCACACCTGTAACAGGATTTTGCGGCGGTCTGCTACTTTCATGTTTTCCAAAAAGTAGTTGTAAGAGGTCAGCATCTTTGCCAGTTCTTCATCATGGTAAATTTCCAGCAGATTCTTTTTAAACTGGGTTTCGCTTACCGGTACCCCGTCCATGCTGTAATCTGTTGTGTGTCCGGATAACACTGGCTGCGGGTTTCCTTTAATGGTCTTGTAAACTTCGTGGTAATCTTTTTTCAGTACCATTTCTGAACCGTCTGCCAGTTCCACGGTCATTTCCACGCTATGGTGCAGGTTATGGCTGCCGGTGGTTTTTGGTGTGTAGTTCTTTTCTGTGGTGCTCGGCTTGCCGTACATCAGCCAGGTAAAGGCATTGTATACGGTGCTCTTGCCGGTTCCGTTATCGCCATAGATCGCGCTGCTTTCGCCCTGCGGGTCAATTTCCAGTTCTTTCACGCCCTGGAAGTTTTCCAGTCTCATTTTCAATATCTTCATGCCTTAGCTCCTTTCATGCTCTGCACGGTCGCTTTCATGTCCGCCGCCATATTTTTCAGTTGTTCATGCAGCTTTTCAAATGTCTCCGGCTCAATGCCTGTGAAGCTGATCCCGTCGCCCTCGTACACATCCGTAACAAAAAGCACGTTCCCAACAATCCGCTGGCCATGCTGGTCAACTCCGTACAAATAGCTGCCGATCAGGTTTACCTCATTGTCCTTGAGCAGTCCCTCCTCGTCGATCAACATGCTCACGCACTTGCTATTGCTTCTTTTTACGTGGTTACTGTGTCCCAGCTCGTTGTACAGTCTTACCGGCATAACGTGCTCGATCATGTCGCACCCGTTCCCGATCAGCTCATACAATGCTCGATTTTGTTCTCTCATGTTTCCCTGTGGAAAATCATGTACAGTAACTTCTAAATCTGTGCTAACCTTAATAATTTTGCTCATTTACGATTCCTTTCTCTCATGCTATAATAAGCACAAGCGGTTATTTGATAACTGCGGGTTTCATGCCTCGGACGCTTTGGTCGGTGTCACCGGGGCATTTTCTTTGCACAATTCCATAAAAGCAAGGCTAAAAATTTCCCAGCTCAACGCTGCCTTTGCCTCCTGGATCAGCTGCTCTCTGTAATATGGTTTGCGGCGTTCTCCGTTCGCATCCCCGTATCTGCCTATTATGTACTGCAGCTTTCTGTCTGCGCGTTCCTGCGCTTTCTGCTCAATACTCTCCTCCATTATCCTCAATAGCTTCTGCCTCCTGTCTTGCTTCTCTCAGGCCAATTTCACGGCCCCACAAAAACATCATTGCCAGTGCTGGAAATACTAAAACCTCGCCGCCCAGGCCTCCGGTTCTGCTGTCCATCACTGCAAACACCATAAGCCCGATCTTTACCAGCGCGCCCCCGGTCAGGATCATTGCTCCCAGGTTAATGCCTGCCGCAATACATCTTTCCAGCTTTACGCGGCGCTTGATGGCTTCCTTTCTCGGTGCTAGCTTTTCCTCAACTACAAAGACCTCTGTTTCTCTGTGCATTACTGTCTTTCTTATCATGTTGCTCCTCCTTATACGTCCAGCAGCGTTTTCTGCTCCGGTTCCTCGGCTTCTGTTCTCTGTGCTGCCTTTCCGATGATCGTCTTGGCTCTGTCCTTAAATGCCTCAATCTCTTCCAGTGGTACGTTTACCGCTGTGACCATTCCCTGGCTTGTGTTGTCCGGGCTTACCACTGCAATGTCCACAATGTCGCCAACCTCAACCGGTGCCGGTGTGTAAAATGTGTACTCTCTTCCGGATGGCTGTCCGGCTCTTAAATATTTGAGCTTAATTACGTTTGTTTTCTCCATCTTCCTTGCCTCCTGCTTTTCTGTATTTCATAAATGCCTGCCAGTCGTCGCTTAATACCAGCGCCGCGGCCTCGCATATAATGACATGTTTTACAAGTTCCAGGCTGTCCAGCTGTGCGTTTTCAGCTCCTGCAAATCCCTTTTTCTTTGTGTACCCGATCAGGGTATCAACTGCCTGCTTCAATGCTTCCGGGTTGCTTTCCTGGTGCTCTAAAAACTTCCATGTGTTATCTGCCATCAATACATCCTTTCTTCCAGGTACCTCCTGGATACTCGGCCGGCTGTTACAATCTTGCCTTTTGCTTCCAGCTCTTTATTTAGCTGTCGCATAATCTTGTATGCGTGACTTTCTGATATATCCAGCATGGCTGCCACGTCTGCCACTCTCAAAAACTTAGGTGGTTCTTTTGTAGCTGCTGCCGTTCTTCCCATGCTCCTGCACCTCTTTTCTCAATCCGGATACCCTTTGCGGGCTTCAATCTTTTCTATGGCGGCCAGCATTTCATCAACCTTTTGCCGGGCTTCTGTAAACCGTCTTTTTATTTCCGGTACCATTTCAAGCTCCTCCGGTGTTATTACCCCGTCCTCAACAATCTCTGCAAATTCTGTGAGGGCGTCTTGCATGTCGTCCATGTGTCTCCTCATTCGGAGCACGCATCTTTCTGGCGGCATGTCGCTGATCTCTGCGATTCTGTCTTTTCCTAACGGACACTCATTAGCACAATACCAGGCTCTCAATTCCGGCTCTGCGTATGCGTCAGCCATAAGTGCCACAACCGTGTTTGGGGTTTTCGTTATGTCCAGCTCGTACTTTTTCAGGCTGTCCTCTGTAACCCCTGGCAAGTAGTCAACAGCTCCGGCTCTCGTCAAGAGCTTTTCGTTGTACTTTGCTGCTTTCAGTCGTGCCTGGCAGTACCTGTTTCCCGCCGCTTTTGTTACTCGGCTTTGCATTTATTCCTCCTTTTTCCGGTGGTATCATATTCTTAAAACATGAACTTATTAACCCGGTAAAAACACCGATATTTTTTGCTCCGGAGTCATTTCCAGCAGAATTGCAATCTGGTTTGCTACTTCCGTGCTGATCTTCGTTGTTCCCAGTTCTAAATTGCAATACGCGCTTTTACTTTTATATCCCAGCCCTTTTGCCATTTCTTCTTGGGTAACGCCTTTCTGCTTTCTAATGTCTCTTAAAAGTTCCAGATTCATGTGCTCACATCCTTTCCGGTTCTCATTTCTTAACCTTTACACTTTGGATTATAGTTCCATAATTGAGAAATGTCAAGCGATAATTTCTATTTTTGAGAACTTTTTAGCTCTGTATTGGTTTCTATGCTCCTATTGTGGTATATTATTGGTATTAGTTCATGTTTTAAGAACTTTCAAGGAGGTTAATAAAATGGCTACTCTTGCAGAACGTATAAAAACGCTGCGCAAAAACGCCGGCCTTACTCAGCAGGAGTTTGGTTCGCGTTTCGGCGTTGCAAAAAACACTATATGCCAGTACGAAAGTGGTCGAAGCACTCCAAACGATGATACAAAAATAGCCATGGCAAACTATTTTAATGTTTCCATGGACTACTTAATGGGTAAAACGGACGTGCCTGGCTTTGATTCTTGCACTCCGCCAGTTATGGCAACTAAAATTTCAGAATCAGGAATAAATATGTTTCACACATACTTAGATCTATCTGGCGAAAATCAAGAAAAAGTAGACAACTATGTTCAGATGCTCAGCGAATGGGAGGCTGCATATAAAAACAAAAGGTCTAAAAAATAACAAGGGGGTTACTATGAAAAAGAAAATGTATTTTGCAAAATCTATTGCTATAGCTGCGACTATTGCGTCTATGTCGCTGCTTCCTGGTTGTTCATCCGGGCAGGACTCCGCTCCTCAGCAGATGGCAGAAACAACAACCCATGAGCCCGCGATATCTGGCTTTTGCGATCAGGCCTGGGGCGCCGATCTTGCTGCTGTAAAATCTGTCGTTATAACTTCCAGTATGCAGGAAAATACGGACTACACTCTCGGGGAAGAACAGGGCTATTACATGCTCGGCCTTAATTCTTCCGAGGTTGGTGGTCATACGGCTGCGGCCTCTTATATGTTCCAGGACGACAAGCTCGTTATGGGCGGTTATCAGTTGGAAATGGACAACAATGCCTTTTCTGATCTGCTCCAAAAATATACAGCAAAATACGGGGAACCGGCAGCGCATGAAGAGGATACCGGTTGGGGTCCTTGTGCTGTGTGGGTGGATTCCAATAAAAATTATATTTGCATATCAAGTTTTATGGACAGCATTGTTTATGTTTCATCCGGGTGCAGCATTACGGATAACCTGGCGGATACGCTCTCCGAATACCAGGGCATAAATTTAAAAAGCCTGCTTAATCAGGCGGGCAACAGCAAAGGAGTGTAAAGTACGGGCACGGGCACCGGTCGGCTGCTCAGCAACGACCGTATGGTTTTTAGAATCAGGAATAAGGAATCAGGAATCAGGATTCAGCCGGGCTTTTCTTGTGCCTGCACTGTACTTGAACCGTGCTTTAATTTTTAACATGGAGGTTCGTATGGAAAATTTAGAAATGCTTACGGGCACCTTTCCGGTTGCTCCGGATCAGCTGGCGCATGATCTGGCCGTCGCAAAGCTCATTAAAAGCGGCGCGGTACCGGCCTCAGCTTCCGGCTATACTTATTATGGTGCCTATATTAAATATTTACGGGAATTCGAAACAGTCATAGCCAACCGCATCCCGGAGGAGTCCGAAAATGTCAGTGGCTAAAGATCCCAAAACCGGCAAGTGGTACAGCAAGTTCAGGTACACCGACTGGACCGGTAAAAGGGTGCAAAAGAAAAAAACGGGCTTCATAACCAAACGGGAAGCCCAGGAGTGGGAACGCGAATTTCTTACAAAAGCGGCTGCATCTTGTGACATGTCGTTCGCTTCCCTGGTAGAGTTGTATATGGCGGATTGTAAAACCAGGCTGCGCGCCACCACCTGGGAAAATAAGCAGCACCTTATTACAAAAAAACTGCTGCCCTATTTCGGCAGCACACCAATAAACCAGATCACGCCGCTCATGATCCGTAACTGGCAAAACACACTTATGGAGCTGCGGCAGCCAAATGGTAAACCGTACTCAAAAACATACCTCAAAACTATCAACAACCAGGTTGCTGCTATTCTTAACTATGCCGTCAAATACTACGGCCTCCCAGGCAGTCCGGCGGCAGTTGCTGGCAGCATGGGAAAATCAAAAGCGGATACAATGCTGTTCTGGACCGAGGACGAGTTCAAAACTTTCATTCAGGCCATAGATAAACCAACGCCATACTGCGCTTTTAACGTCCTGTTTTATACCGGCATCCGCGAGGGGGAATTGCTGGCGCTCAGCTTGTCTGACTTCGACTTCACTAATCAGGTGCTGCATATCACAAAAAACTTTGCAGTGGCCAATGGCCAGGAAGTCATATACGAACCAAAAACGCCAAAAAGCAAGCGCGATATTACCCTGCCGGATTTCCTTTGCGCTATTGTTCAGGACTATGCCGGCCGGCTTCTGGAATACGATCCGGACGACCGCCTATTTCCGTTTACAAAAAGCTGGGTAAACTCCCAGCTCCGTGCCGGCTGTAAAAAATCCGGCGTCAAGAAAATTCGTGTGCATGATTTCCGTCATTCTCACGCCAGTCTACTCATTCACATGGGCTTTCCTATCCTGGCCGTGTCGGAGCGCCTGGGGCACGAAAAGGTACAAACCACTCTGGAGCTATATGGCCATCTGTACCCGGATGTGCATGGTAATGTGGCCCAGCAGCTTCAGGACAGTGCCGCCGCTGATCTGTCTCCGGCAGCATGGCAAAATGCACAAAAAAACCTATAATTTTGGAATGTGGTACACTTCTGGTACACTTAGGCAAAACAAAAGCCCGGAAACCCTTATTTTTTCAATGGTTTCCAGGCTTTTTGCAATTATTCAAACTCAATCGTACCCGGTGGCTTGCTGGTCAGGTCATAGAATACGCGGTTAACGCCTTTA